CAAAGCGCTCTTTGATAGCATTTCAACCGCTGGATATAACAAGGTTGACAAGAAGGGTATCGTCTGGACAGATGATAGCATCGTTTGTGGTTTAATAGCTCGCAAGAAGTACAGTCCTAACCCACGCATTGAATTAGAAATTAAGGAAATGGGATGAATAGCAAATATAAAGACAAGCTTGTAGGTGTATATGCACCAGGGAGTTATGATCACACAAGTGTATTAGGTCAAACACAAGAATTCTCGAAGTGGTTCTGGGCTAATCAGGAAGATATGGAATATATCAGCGCTAAGCTAGGAATCAGTGCAAAGAAGCTCAATCGTATCTTAACCCTTGAGCAGTTACCGGATGAAGAATTACTTACGAGGATGATGGAATTATGCAAGTGAAAGAGTATGCCTTGTATAAAGGCGATGAATTACTGGCTATGGGCACCAAGCGTGAAATCGCTGAACAATTGGGCGTATCAGTAAATAGTGTTAGTCACTACGGAACACCAGTATATGCTCGAAGAACATCGGAGAATGGAAGGAGATTAGTCAAGTTATGAAATACAAAGTTATAGTTTAC